AAGGAGAAGACCGTCAACCTCGCCGAATGGGATACGGTCACCGGCGAGACGACCGATCCGGCACGGCTCATCGCCCAGCAGACGAGCAAGGCCGCGCGCGGATTCGACGATAATCTTGCGAACAACGTCGGCGGAACGAAGGAGCCGACGGACCCGACCTACACGCAGGAGCTTACGCGCAAGGCCGGCTACGACGCCGACCTGAAGGCGATCGAGCTGCGCCGCCTGCGCGGGGAACTCCGGGAAGTCACCGAGGTGCTGCGCTCCTCCGAGACCGCGGCCGCAGCGCTTGTCAGGGGCATCGATCAGCTGCCCACCTTCGCCGACGACCTGGCGGCGGCGGTCGCAAAGTCTGGCGTGTCCGGGCTGCGCGATGCGCTGAAACAGCGTGCGCGCGAGATGCGCAAGAGCCTCGCCGCGACAATGGCGACGATCGCCGCAGGCGTCGCGAGCGACGACGGAGATTTGGACGAGTGACGGCGTTTCCATCCTCGCTGCCGATCATCGCGGGAGCGTTCGCGCGGCTGCTCGAGCCGCCGCCGCCGATGGTCCCGTCGAGCTGGATGGCGGAGAACCTGATCGTGCCGGACGGGCCGCGCGCCGGCGGCAAATGGGACCCGCTGCTTGCGCCCTATGTGGCGGAGATCGTCGATTGCCTCGGTCCGGAGACGCCGCACAACATCGTGGCGGTCCGGAAATCGGCGCAGACGGGCGTGTCGGTGGCGGCGATCGGTCTCACCTTCGCCTATGTCGACATGGCGCCGGCCAAGATCGGCTATGCGGTGCCGACGATCGACGCGCTGCAGGAGTTCAACCGAGAGAAGCTGCATCCCTCTATCGAGGGGACAGCTGTCATCCGAAGCAAGGTGCGGGCGCAGACCTCGCGCTCCGCCACAGGCTCGACGACGGGCACCAAGAGCTTCCCCGGCGGCTCGCTCCGCCTGATCAACGCCAACTCGGCGCCCGACCTCCGGTCGAAGACGCTGAAGATCGGCGTCGGCGACGAAGTCGACGAATGGGCCGACGACCTCGACGGGCAGGGCGATCCCTGGGATTTGCTCAAGGCTCGCTTCATCTCGTTCCACGCCACGGGGGACTGGAAGCTTTTGGCGCTGTCGACGCCGACGATTGCGCCGAACGCCGCCGGTGACGGCGGCTCACGCATCGAGCAATTGTTCCGCGCCGGCGACCAGCGCTTCTGGCATGTCGAATGCCCGGGCTGCCGGACGCCGATCGTGCTGGAGTTCAAGCAGCTGACGTTCGAGCGGAAGCCGCCGCACAAGGCCTATTACGTCGCCCAATGCTGCGGCCGGCCGATCGAGCATTTCGAGAAGGCGAACCTGGTCCGGTCCGGAGGGTTTGTCGCCACCAACCCGGACGGGCTCTATCCGAGCTTCCATGTCGACGCGCTGATCTCGCAGATCACGACCTGGGACAAAATCGCCGAGGAGTGGGTCGCGGCGGAAGGGAAGGAGCGCAAGGAGAAGGCTTTCCACAACCTCTGGCTCGGGCTCCCCTACGAAGTGCGCGGAGACGCGCCGGACCACGTGAAGCTCATGGAGCGGCGCGAAGTCCATGCGGAAAACCGCGTGCCGCCTCTGGCGCTCCTCCTGGTGGCGGGCGCCGACGTGCAGCACAACGGGATCTGGGTGCAGGTGATCGGCTTTGCGCCTGACAAGCAAAGCTGGACGGTGACGGCCCGGTTTCTGGAAGGAGACACCACGGATCCGGATGCGGGCGCCTTCGCAGCGCTCGCGCAGCTCTACAACGAACGCTTCGAGGACGCCTTCGGCAACCGCCGCCTGATCGAGGGGATCGCGATCGACGCGGGCGACGGCGGGCGCTCGAACCAGGTCTATGCTTTCGTTCAGTCGCGGCCGCGGGCCTATGCGATCAAGGGAGCGCCCGGCTGGGGCCGTCCGGCGCTCGGCACGCCGACAAAGGTGCAGATCACGCTGCGCGGCAAGAAGCTGAAGCGCTCGGCCATGCTGTGGCCGGTCGGCACGTGGGACCTCAAGGCCGAGTTCTACGCCGACCTCCGGAAGGACGGGCGCAGGGCCGGCCGCGAGCTCGATCCGCCGGGCTATTGCCACTTCGGGGATTTCCTCGACGAGAACTTTTTCCGGCAGATCACGGCGGAGTATCTGAAGGACAGCAAGGTTCGCGGCCGGACCGTAAAAATCTGGCAGGAGACGGGTCCGAACCATCTCCTCGACTGCCGCGTCTACGCGACGGCGATCGCCGAGCATCTCGGGCTGACGCGCAAGACGCGCGAGCAATGGCTGCAGCTCGCGCAGTTCTACAGTGTGCCGATCCAGGCGAGTGATCTCTTCGCGCCGGAGGCGCTCGCGGTCGAGCGCCCTGCCGCCGCCGCCGAGGTGGAGACGCCGCGGGACGAAATGGCGCGGGTGATCAGCAGCAAGCCGCAGCGGCCGGGGAGGAAGCGGATGAGCTTTCGCAATCTCGGCGCGGCCCTGAACGGCAACAGGTAGGCAATAATGCTGGAAGGGCTGAAGCGTCTCATCGGCCGGTCGTCGAGCCAGGAGATCGCGCCGGCGCTGGCAGCCTATCTGCGCCCCGATTCCGCCGGGATCGTGCGGATGCGCCGCCCCGCGCTCCGCGATGCGCACGAGGACGTGCGCGCCGCATGGGGCGAGGCTGCGGCGAAGACGATCGAGTCGATCCAGAATTCCGGCTGGCTCGCCGGCGCGATCGACCAGTGCGTCGCCGACACCAACGGGACGGGCCTGAAGCTCTCCGCGCAGCCGGACGCGAAGGCGCTCGGCTGGAGCGACGATTTCGCCGCCGACTGGTGCAACCGCGTCGAGTGGCGCTGGGGTCTTTGGGCGAACAATCCCTACGAGTGCGATCTCCGCGGCCGGAAGACCGTCGCGGCTATGGCCGACTGGGCGGTGCGCTGGTTCTACGGATACGGCGAAGCGGTGGCCCTGTTGCCGCTGCGTCCGCGACCGGGCGCGCAATCGGCGCTCAAGGTCCTGATGGTGCCGCCGCACCGGCTGATCCAGGAGACTCGGCCGCTCGATCGTGTGCACCAGGGCATCCGGATCGACGCCGACGGCATGCCGGTCGGCTTCATCTTCAAGCGCGACGGGCAGTTCGGCCAACAGGAAGAGTTCGAGGTGCGCGCCCGCGACGAGGCGGGCCGGCCCAACGTGGTGCATGTCTTCGACGGCGATCCGAGCCAGGCGCGCGGCATCACGCCGCTGGCGCCGGTCCTGAAGATCGTCGCGCAATATGACCAGCTCGCCGACGCCACGCTCACGACCACGCTGCTGCAGACGATCTTCGCTGCCTCGCTCAAGTCCGAAGCGATGTCGGAAGAGGCCTTTTCCGGACTGATGACGGAGGGCGACCTCGAAGGCGAGGCGGCGGTGCCGCGCGAGCTCGAGGGTCTCTATGCGGCGCGCACCGGATATTATCGCGACGCGAAGCTCGACCTCGGCGCGCATGGACGCGTGAACAGTCTCTTCCCCGGCGACGAACTGGAGTTCCACGCGACCGAGCATCCCTCGAACAATTACCTGCCGTTCAGCCGCGACCTCAAGCGCGAGATGGCGCGCTGCATCGGCGTCACCTACGAGGGGCTGTCCGGCGACTTCGACGGCGCCACGTATTCCTCGATCCAGATGGGGACCTCGACCATCTGGGCTGTGACTGTCCGGCGCCGCGAGCGGATCTCGATCCCCTTCGTGCAGGCCATCTACGAGGCGTGGCTCGAGGAGGAGATCGGCGAGGGCCGCACGGCTTTCCCGGGCGGCTACGAGGCGTTTGCGAAAAACCGAGCTGCGGTCTGCGGCGCATCCTGGCGGGGACCGGCGAAGCCGATCGCCGACGACGGCAAGGCGGCGAAGGCTGCTAGCGAGCGGCTGACGCAGGGGACGACCTCACTCACCTACGAGTGCGGCATGCTCGGGCTCGACGTCGAGGACATGATGAACGAGCGGGTGCAGGAGCGGAAAATGGCTGAACGGAGAGGCCTGCCCGATCCGCATGCGCCGCGGCCGGCGCCCGCGATCGGCAACGACAACAGCGCCGAGCCGGAAGAAGAGGACCGGCCCGCCGGGCCGCAGCGGAAAGCCGCGTAGCGCGCACATGAACATTGTCGAGGCGGCGCTCGCCGCCCCCTGGGCGATGACCGAGGAGAAGATCCAGGAGGTTCTCGCAATCGCTGCGCGCGAGCACGAGCAGCCGGCGATCGAAATGCTGCAGGCCTATCGTGCCCGGCATGTCGCTGGCGCCGAGCGGCTCAAGGCGCGCGACGGCGTCGGAATCATCCAAGCGCGCGGCGCGATGTTCAAATACGCCAACCTGTTCACGGCGATTTCCGACGCCACCAGCTACGAGATGGTAGACCTCGATCTGCAGCAGGCGCTCGATGATCATACGATCCGCGCGATCGCGCTCCTGATCGACTCGCCGGGCGGTGAAGCGAGCGGCGTCGACGAGCTCGCGAAGGCGGTGTTCGAGGCGCGCGGGCGGAAGCCGATCACCGCCTATATCAGCGGCACGGGGGCGTCGGCCGCCTACTGGCTCGCCGCGGCGGCGGACGAGGTGGTGATCTCCGACCTCGCGGTCGTCGGCTCGATCGGCGTCAGGATGGCGGCGCTCGATACGAGCGAGCGCGACCGCAAGAGCGGAATCGCGCGGATCGAGATCGTGTCTTCGCAGACGCCGGGAAAGCGCTCCGACCCGACGACGGACGACGGTCGGGCGCGGCTGCAGCGCGTGGCCGATTCGATGGCCGACATCTTCATCGCCGCGGTCGCGCGCTATCGCGGCGTCACCGCTGAAACCGTGATTCAGAAATTCGGCGCCGGCGATGTCCTGGTCGGCCCCGACGCCGTCGCCGCGGGCCTCGCCGACCGG